ACGAGGATGGGGAGACGGTCAGCTGGGAGTTGGCCAGCCCGGGCGACGTTGGCGGTGAATCCATTGGCCGGCAGGCGACGACTCTGTGCCACTGGTGCCTCACCGGTGGATATCGCGGCCCGAACTGCGGTTACACCGGCGGCTACGTCACGAAGGACGGCGTGCCAACCGACAACCCTGAGCTCGACGAGTGTGACGCCACGCTTGGCCGGGGCTGCATTCCGCGCTTCGGCGAGGGCAATGCCTATCCGTTTGGTGGCTTCCCTGCGGTTTCCCTCATTGCCCGGAGCTGATCATGCGCAAACATATTTTGAGCGCGATACAGGCTCACGCGGCAGCCGAGTACCCGAAGGAGTGCTGCGGTCTGCTGCTGGGCATCGGCCGCAAGCAGCAGTATTACCCGTGCCGGAACATCTCGACCGAGCCAAGCGAAGAGTTCCGGATCGATCCGGAGGAGTACGCCGCGGCGGAAGACCTGGGTGAAGTGATCGGCATTGTTCATTCGCATCCGGACGCCACCAGCAGACCTTCCCCGCGCGACCTCGCAATGTGCGAGGCAACCGCGATGCCGTGGCACATTCTCAGTTGGCCCGAGGGTGACCTGCGGACGGTGATGCCTACCGGCGATGTCCCTTTGCTGAAGCGACCATTCGTGCACGGCGCCTGGGACTGCTGGCAAGTCTGCGCCGATTGGTACAAGCGCAAGTGGGGGCTGGAGTTCGAAGCCTTCAAGCGCGCTGATGGTTGGTGGGAAAGCAAAGACAACACCAGCCTGTACGAGGCGAACTACGAAGCCGCCGGCTTCTACAAGGTGGATCAGCCACAGCACGGTGATATGGTCGTGATGGAAGTGGGCAGGACGGTTTACCCGAACCATGCTGGGATATTCCTCGGCGTTGACGCAGCGTTGCCCGGCGAGGAAAGTAATATTCGCGGCCCTGGCCCTTTTCTGCTACACCACATGTACGGCAGGCCATCGGAAATTATTGTTTTTGGTGGGCCCTGGCTGGAGCGTACAAGGCTCGTCCTGAGGCATAAAAGCGTAGAGTTATCTACAATTTAGCCAGTAATGCTGGGTGAGCAGCACGCGAATCCGCCGGTTTTTTGGCGAAAAACCAATCACGCCGATAGAGAAAACGCAACGGAATTAACCGTGACAGGTAACGTCTTAGTGGATATGATTCGCGCCACTTGACCCTGCAAGGGGTCAGCCGGTGTAGGAAAACCAACCGGATCCTCAGAGCAGTGCTTTGAGTTGGCACGCACGGAGCTTGCCCCTTAGGAGAGAAGACCATGTCCGCACAAATGAAGACCAGACCAAAATTCGATTTACCATCCCGGAAAAAAGACGTCGTCAGAGCGCGTCCGGATATGGGTGACCAGGTGGAACAGGTGAATCAAGCATTCGCCATTACCTTTGAGCGCTTCGAGCGCGCCATTGAAGAGCTCGCTAAGCGATAATCGATGCCTGTTAAACGTAAAGGAATACGTTGGTTGACCGTAGATGATCTTACGGAAATTAACGCAAGGTTGATCGCCATGAAAACCCCGGAAGAGATATCCGGGGTTTTTAATGTCGACGCACTTCACAGGGCTCAGCAGAGTCCGTGCCAGCACCGGTACTACGGGCAAACAGAAGACGTCATTACACTGGCTTCCGTTTTGTTCGAAAGCTTGGCAAGAAACCACGCATTTCATAATGCAAACCAGCGTACGGCGGCTGTAGCTGCTTCGATATTTATGCTTCTGAACGGTTACGAACTGACCGCTCCGGACAGCGACCTAGTAGAGGTCTCCGTCGCCATCGTCACGCACGAGATCGATCGGGAATATCTCGAAGACTTCCTTTATCACTGGCATCGACCTATCGACACCAGTCTGGAAGAGCTTGGTAATGGTGCCTTGCGTCGTCTATTGGATCGGATGGTCACAGCCTGAGCGAACAGAAGCACCGCCCACACGCAGAGCCCAGCAAATCGCTGGGCTTTTTCGTTTCTGCCTTCCCGGTGCTACATTGCAAGCCTTTCCACAGGAGTGACCTGCATGAAATTATTCGTAGGAGCGTTGGCTGTTGCGTTGCTGGCTGGGTGCACGACCCCATCTGACCTTTTGAAGGGGGCGCCCGAGCTTTCGGCGAGCACCAAAAAAGACCCAAAGACTTATGCTCTTTGCGTTTACCCATCCTGGCAGGACTATAGATCTAGCGCGGTTATGAGTGAGACATCAACAGGCTATAGGCTCGTTGCCGGCAACGATATGAATGGTCAGACCGATGATGTTTTGGATATCAGAAAAAGCACCGGAGGCTCCGCTGTTAAGCTTTATCAGCGCATGGCCTGGCAGCAACTAGGCAGAAGTGACCTGAAAGAATCCTTTAATCGCTGCCTTTAAAATTGAAAAATACACAAGACCGCCTTCGGGCGGTTTTTTGTTGCTCGGGAGAAAAGCATGGCCGCCACAGCCGCTCACTACGCACCAATGACAACCGTTCTACTGTCTGGATCTCTAGCTAAAAAGTTCGGACGCTCGCACAGGCGCCTGATCGATACTGGGCAGGCTCAGGAAGTTTTCAAGGCAATGAATGCAACGCTCGATGGTTTTGACGAAGAAATAAAGAGGCTTGCCCGTCTCGGGATGCGCTTTGCGATCTTCCGTAACAGAAAGAATGTAGGTCTTGAAGCTATGGTCCTTGGTGGCACTCGTGAAGTCCGTATTGTGCCTGTGATAGGTGGTAGCAAGCGTGCTGGCGTTTTGCAGACCGTCATCGGAGTGGCTTTGATAGTAGCGTCTTTCTTTGTCCCTGGAGGCCCCGCTGTCGCTGGTGCATTTCTCGCTTCTGGTGTGGCTTCCACCGCCGGCGGCGTCATTCAGATGCTCAGCCCACAGCAGGGCGGCTTGTCGCAAAGCGCATCCCCTGAGAACTCGCCGTCATATGCCTTCGGCAGCGCCAAAAACACCACAGCCAGCGGCAACCCGGTACCGATCTGCATCGGCGAACGCCGGTGGGGCGGCATGATCATTTCCGCATCGATCCTCGCTGAAGACAAAGCGTAAACAGCACGCAACAAGCAGGCCGCCCATGAGGCGGTTTTTTTTCGCCTGGAGGAAAGTATGGGCGCAGCACAGATGATCGACATCCATGGCGCAAAGGGCGGCGAAAGCAAGCCGAAGTCGCCGACTGAAGCCAGCGATAGCCTGCGCTCGACCAACTTGGCCAAGATCCTAATCGCCGTGGGCGAGGGCGAGTTTGACGAAGTCCCAACGGACTACAGCATCTTCCTCGATAACACCCCTATCCGGGATGCTAGCGGCAACTACAACTTTCCCAATGTGAAGTGGGATTGGCGTTCTGGCTCGGTGGATCAACCCTATATTCCGGGCATCCCTGCAGTCGAAAACGAAACCTCATTGAACGTTGAGTTACGCAGCGATGCGCCCTGGGTTCGCTCGATCACCAACATCCAGCTTTCCGCTGTGCGCATGCGTTTCGCCTGGCCAGCCCTGCAACGTCAGGATGACGAAGGCAATGTCGGCGGTTACCGGATCGAGTTCGCTATTGATTTGGCCACTGATGGCGGGGCTTATCAGCAAGTGTTTCCCAGCGCGGTGGACGGCAAGACCACCACGCGCTACGAGCGCTCTATCCGCGTTGATCTGCCGGATGCCACCACCGGATGGCAGATCCGCGTCCGCCGCCTGACGCCGAACCAGAACAGCAACAAAATCGCCGACACGATGCTGATCGCCGGTTACACCGAGGTGATTGACGCCAAGCTGCGCTACCCAAACACCGCGCTGCTCTACATCGAGTTTGATGCCGAGCAATTCACCAACATTCCAGCTGTCACCGTAAAGTGCCGTGCGCGCAGGTGGCAGGTTCCGAGCAACTACGACCCGATTGCCAGGACCTACACCGGGACTTGGGACGGTTCCATGAAGCAGGCCTGGACCAATAACCCGGCCTGGATCACCTACGGCGTTTGTACTGAAGACCGCTTCGGCCTGGGCAAGCGCATCAAGTCGTTCATGGTCGACAAGTGGGAGCTCTATCGGATTGCGCAATATGCCGACCAGCTGGTGCCGAATGGCCTTGGCGGTGTAGAGCCTCGCTTCCTCTGCGACATGAACCTGCAGGGCAAGGCGGATGCCTGGTCACTGTTGCGCGATATCGCCGGCATTTACCGAGGTATGACCTACTGGGCTCAGGGCCA